AATCGCCTTTTAAAGGACTATTTGAAACACCAATAAAAGATCCGAAAGACCCTGAAGCAACTACACTACAAATGGATGTGCAGGATTTGAGTCCATTGCGTAATTCTATAATTGTTAATAGAGGTAAAGATTTACTTTCTGAGTTACGTGGCTCTACGGAACCCGCTAAAGTTAGTTCTCTTTTAGACCAATTTACAGGCACGTTATCTCCTAGTGAGGATACACCAACTGCAGGTGATATAGAAAGTTACCTAAGCAGAGTTGCTCAAGAAAGCTCACAACAACAACCTACACCATCATCATCTGCTTCACCATCCGCACCATCATCTGCACCTACTACGCCTACACCAAGTGGCGGGGGTGAGAATAATAATGACGATGATGGGCCTGGATTTGCACCAGTAGCTACACAAGAACAAATATCACAGGCGCAAGAACAAGCAACAAGTTCTGCAATAGCAAGTGGAGCTACACAAGAAGAAGCAGAGCAAGCAGGTGCAATTGCAGGTGGTCAAATGGGAGGTAAAGGATATGTAGGAGGCTATGGATTTAAAAAAGGTGGACTAGCCTCACGTAAAAAGAAAAAGTAATAACCACCTTAATATGACTGGCCTACCCATCCCCCTACCAACAGGCTACGGTGGCCCCAGTAAAAAGGACATATAATGTCAGAAGCAATTATGGCTGAAGAAATGCAGCCTCAAAATAAAGTAGCATTTGCAAATCGCAAGTATACTAACGAAGAACGTTTGAAGAAAGAAGAAGAAGAACTTGAACAGCTAATAGCTGAACAAAAAGGTGAAGCAGTGGAACAAGAACCACAAGAAGCTGAACCTGCTAATGCGGAAGAACGTAGCTTTAAAAAACGTTATGGTGATCTACGTAGACATCAGCAGACAAAAGAAAAAGAATATGAAGATCGTGTTAAGGCACTTGAGCAACAGCTTAACCAAGCAACTAAACAAGAAATCAAACTTCCTAAGTCAGACGAAGACATTGAAGCTTGGGCAACTAAGTATCCAGATGTAGCAGCAATTGTTGAAACTATTGCAATTAAAAAAGCAAAAGAACAATCTGCAGATTTGGAAGATCGTGTAAAAGCAGTAGATGAAATGCGTGAAACTGCAGCACGTGAAAAAGCTGAAGCAGAGTTAATGCAATTGCATCCAGACTTTGATACCATTCGTGAAAGTGATGACTTCCATGAATGGGCAGACGAGCAACCTAAATGGATACAGGATGCATTATATGAGAACGGCAATGACGCACGTTCTGCTGCTCGTGCAATTGATCTTTATAAAGCGGATCGTGGCATTAAGAAAGGTAAGACTACACCAAAAGATGCTGCACGTTCTGTAAGTACACGTAATCAACGCAGTAAACCTCAGTCAGATTCTATGGGAAATGCAATAAAAGAGTCTGAGGTACAGAAGATGTCTCCACAAGAATATGAACGTAATGCCGATAGCATTATGGAATCTATTCGTACTGGAAACTTTATTTACGATTTATCTGGTTCTGCTAGGTAAAAAGTATTGACATTGTAGTTATTTATGATATAACTATATATATAATATAATAGTGTGGCCCCATTAGGATACCTGCACTACTATATATTCCCCACGCAAACAACAGACCTTACGGACCTACCTAGTAATTCATGGCCCGTAGCTGTAACACAAAGGCCAAGTGTTATAAACTACGCACCCTACGATGTCTAGCCTCCAATATAGTAATCTGTGTGTTTAGCATCTGTTATGCTAAAGGAGATAAATGTTATGGCATTTACATCAGCATCAGGTCACGGTAATCTACCTAACGGTAATTTCTCACCAGTGATCTATTCCAAACAGGTGCAACTTGCTTTCCGCAAGGCATCTGTTGTTGAGGCAGTCACAAACTCTGATTATTTCGGAGAGATTGCTAACATGGGTGATTCAGTTAAAATTATTAAAGAACCTGAAATCACCGTGAAAGAATACGGACGTGGTACACAAATCACACCACAAGACTTAGATGATGAGGATTTCTCGTTAACTATTGACAAAGCCAATTATTTTGCTTTCAAGGTTGACGATATTGAGGAAGCCCATAGTCACGTTAATTTTCAAAGTCTTGCAAGTGATCGTGCTGCCTATCGTTTGGCTGACCAAATGGACCAAGATGTTCTTGGCTACCTATCTGGTTTTACACAAGCTGCGCTTCATGCAAATGCAAGCACAGTCAACACTACTGTAAACGGTTCAAAGGCCGTATCTACAGCTTCTGACGGTGCTAACTTAGTTGGTGCGGAACTATTGGCTTCTATGTCACTGGACGCATCTGACTTCACAAACACATCAGGAACTGCAGGTTCAGCCAACAACTCAATTGGTATTGAGCCTCGTGCAGGTGGTGCTACTGCTGCGAAATCTGCTACTGCAGGTAACGCATTCCCGTTGCAAATTCTTGCACGTATGTCTCGTTTGATGGACCAACAGAACGTTGATACACAAGGTCGTTGGATCGTTGTGGACCCAGTATTCATGGAAGTCTTGAAAGATGAAGACTCACGTTTGCTGAACGCCGACTTCGGTGGTTCAGGACTACAGAACGGGTTGGCAGTGACAAACCTACACGGCTTCCGTGTTTACACTTCAAACAACCTACCTTCACTTGGTACGGGTTCTTCCACAGTTGGTGGCGTTAATTCTACTAACTTTGGTGTTATCGTAGCAGGACATGATTCAGCCGTTGCAACTGCAGAGCAGATCAACAAAACTGAAACTTATCGTGATCCTGACTCATTTGCAGATATTGTTCGTGGTATGCACCTATACGGTCGCAAGATTCTTCGCCCAGAAGCTATCGTTACTGCAGCATATAACTTGGCGTAAGGGAGGACTGAATAATGGCTACTATTACCGCAACTCTAGCTCCTGCTCATGGGGGTGACTCACGTGGGCGTCAGCCTTATATGGTTGAACAAACCATTGATCTGACTGCAAACAGCATTGCCCCAGGTGATGTAGTACAGGCTCTTACTGTACCTGCCAATACTAAGATTATTGCTGCAGGTATTCAGGTAACAGCTTCTGCTACTCAAAATACTGGTACAGACGCAACCGCAATTTTAGGTACGGCTGTAGATGACAATGAGTATGTAGCTGCATTTGATATTGATGGTGCTGCTGATGGGGCGTATGCTCCTTCTGCTGCTGTAGCAGGTGATATTGTTATCACTTCTGCAGATACACTTGACGTAACCCTTGCAGGTTCAGGTGCATCATTTACTGCAGGTACACTACGTGTGTATGCCGTAATGATGGATGTTAGTGCACTTGGTGAAATGACTGCTAATGAAGTAGATCGTGACACACTCGCATAATTAAACTCTGGGGGGCTGGGCAACTGGCCCCTCAAATCTAATTTAAAGGTACTATTATGGCTACATATGTTGCACTTGTAAATGAACTACTTCGTAGAATAAATGAAACTACACTTGATACAGCAGGTGATGGTTTTGGAGATGCACGTAATTTACAAGCAATTGCAAAAGATGCAATTAATTCTAGTACTCGTGAAATTTTACAAACGTCACAAGAGTGGCCTTTTTTAATTACAACATACACAGAAACATTATCTGTAGGTACGGGCACATATGCTTGGCAAACAGATGTATCTAAAATTGATTGGGATTCTTTTTACTTAAAGAGATTAACGTCAGAAAATAACGAACCTAAAAAACTTACAGTACTTACGTATGTAGATTACTTACGTCATCATAGACCTAATGATGATACTTCAGGTACAGGTGGATATACTACACCTCAATATATTTATAAAACAGAAGAACGTAAGTTTGGCGTAACGCCTTTACCAGATGCTGCATATGAAATTGAATATCGTTATTGGTCTTTTCCTAACGACTTAACAGAATTTAATGACACATCAATTATACCAGATAGATTTAAACACGTACTCATTGATGGTGCAATGATGTACATGATGCGTTTTCGTAGTAATGAACAAAGCGCAGCTATACACCAACAGAATTTTCAAAATGGCATAGATACTATGCGTAGATTATTGTTAGATAGTCCTGCTTATATTACGTCTACAGTAAAGGCACACAGACATTTTAATGTGAATACAGGCGCACAGTAATGGCAGATAACCTAGCTACATTCCCTGTACCATGCAGTGGGGGTCTTATAACTAATGTAGACCCACTTACTCATGGTGGGCAGTTTGCAGGTTCAGCATACAGAATGATTAACTATGAGCCATCTCTTAACGGTGGCTATCGTCGTATCTCAGGATACTCAAATGCATATGGTGAACTTACAGGTTTAGCTAACAGTCCTGTCTTAGGATTACATGTTTCACCTGACATTAATCAGGGCATCTTTGGCTGTCGCAAACCTACATCTGGTAATAATTATCTACACTGGTACAATCACTACTACGATGTTACATTAGCTTCAGGAGAAGGTGCAGGGTTTAGTGTAGGAGAAACAGTTACAGGTGTAGTTAGTTCGGGTGATGATTCAGGTGTAGCTGCTACAGGTACAGTTATATCTAAAACAGCTAATGCCCTTGTAATTAATTTTGGTAAACTACCTGAACGTATATTTGCTACAGGTAATGTTTTAACTGGTGGCACATCTACCGCAACAGGCACAGTGCAATCTACCCCTGCAGTAAAAGGGTGGCAAGCTGTAACTACTTCAGGTTCTCCTACTATGACAGGTGTAAGTCAAGTTAGGTTTGAAAGTTTTAACTGGGGTGCACCTAAGTTTGCTTTAGTAGATGGAATAAATCCTGCAGCTACATATGATGGAACTACGTATACACAGATTACACATGCACAAGCACCTACTGATCCTACACTTGTAGCAGCATTTCAAAACCATTTATTTTTATCGGGTGATGCCTCTGAGCCATACAATTTATATTTTAGTGCACCTATAGCCGAAACTAATTTTGATCCTGCAGCAGGTGCTGGCGTAATTAATGTAGGTTTTAAGGTAGTACAAATTAAAGCCTTTCGTGATCAACTATTTATATTTGGTACAAATAATATTAAACGTCTTGTTGGTGACAACCAAGCTAACTTTGTGTTGCAGAATGTTACAAACAACTTGGGTTGTATTGCACCTGATAGTGTTTCGGAGTTTAACGGCGAGATTGTATTCTTAGCACCTGATGGTTTACGTCCTGTATCTGGTACAGATCGTATTGGTGATATTGAGCTTGCTACATTATCTAAACCAATTCAATCTATCTTTGAAGATTATATTGACCAAGAAGACTTAGCATCTATTCGCACTATCATAGTTAAAAAGAAATCTCAGTTTAGGTTATTCTTTGCAGATCAAAACTCTCTTGGGCTTATTGGTGGTATTCGTCGTAGTGGTGTTAGTACACAAGCAGGTTTTGAATTTGGGCAAATTGTAGGTATTGAAGTAAACTGTGGTGACAGTGGTTACATTGGAGATGAAGAGTTTGTAATTCATGGTGACTCCAATGGCTTTGTATACAGACAGGAAGATGGCAATAACTTTAATGGCAGTAATATTTTTAGTTTATTTCAAACTCCATATGTCTATATGAACGATCCTGAAGTACGTAAAAATATTTATAGTATAAACACTTATCTAAGGGCTGAAGGTATTCTTAACGTTATTATGGGTGTAGAGTACGATTATGGTGATACTGATATTTTAAACCCTACGGATTTTGATTTTACTACGGCGGGTGCTGCGGCCTATTATGATCGTGCTACTTATGATGCAGCAGAAATTTACGATGGTAATCCATCACCAATACGTTCAACAAATGTTTCAGGATCAGGTAAGTCCGTTTCAATTAGATATGTTACCAACACAGATCAACCTAGCCATACTATTCAAGCTTATAGCATTACGTATGGCGTAGGAGACAGGAGATAAAATATGGCAGGATCAGGATACTCACGACAGTCGGTAGCTAGTATTGTACCTACAGCCGTTGTACGTGCTGCCCCAATCAATGCAGAGTACGATAAACTACGAGATGCGTTTACTCAAAGCGACACAGGTACAACAGGTCATAGGCATGATGGTTCCTCTGATGAAGGTTCCTATGTCCCGTTTATTGCTGACTTAGATAAAAAGAATTACTTTACCGTAGATCAGACCAATAATCTTTTTGGTTTATTTGTTGAGGTAGGTGGTTCTGCAGTAGAACAATTACGTTTTCAAGATGGTGTTATAGTTCCTGTCACAGATAATGACATTGACCTTGGTACATCTAGCTTAGAGTTTAAAGACTTATACTTAGATGGTACAGCTACTGTTGACACTCTTCAAGTTGATGAGAATGGTACAGTAACAGGAAACTTTACAGTTAATGGTAATACGGTACTTGGTAATGCCACAAGTGATACTGTAACATATACAGCTAGAGCAGCCTCTGATTTTATACCTAGTGCAGATGGTACGTATGATCTTGGATCATCCACTAACGAATGGCAAAACTTGCATATTGATGGTACAGCTACCATTGATACATTACAAGTAGATGAAAATGGTGCAGTCACAGGTAACTTATCTGTAGGCGGCAACATGAGCACTACAGGTACAAATGCAATAGGTGGCACTTTATCCGTAACAGGTGCAACTACACTGAATAGTACACTAGGTGTTACAAGTGCAGCTACTCTTGGTTCTACTCTAGCAGTTACTGGTACATCTGTTTTTACAGGTACTGTTACTGCTAATGGTGGTGTAGTAGGAAACCTTACAGGTAACGTAACTTCTTCTGGTACATCTACTTTTGCTGACATTGATATGTCTGGCACTATTGATATGGGCAGCAATAAGATTACGGCTGTAACTGATCCAACATCTGCACAAGATGCTGCAACAAAAGCCTATGTAGATTCTGAAGTTGCAGGTCTTATAGACTCAGCACCAGGAGCACTAGACACTCTTAATGAGTTAGCTGCAGCTATTGGTGATGATGCTAACTTTAGCACTACCATAACAAATAGTATTGCAACTAAGTTACCACTAGCAGGTGGCACTATGACAGGTGCTATAGCTATGGGCAATAGTAAGATAACTGGTCTTGCTACACCTACTGCCTCTACAGATGCAGCGACGAAAGGCTACATTGATAGTACCTTTAGTGAGACTGCCGCTGCTGCAGCTAGTGCTACGGCTGCTGCCGCCTCTGCTACTTCTGCCGCTAGTTCTTTTGATCAGTTTGATGATCGTTACTTAGGTTCTAAGTCTAGTGACCCTACAGTAGACAATGATGGTGACGCACTCGTAACAGGTGCTTTATACTATAATACTACCGCAGAACAAATAAAAGTATATAC